CGTGACCATGACGGCGATGGTCGTCTTCTACAGCAAAGCCAGCGGCACGGTGCAGCCGGGGCAGACGTTTGAGGCGTCGGAAGCGCGCGCGGCCGAGCTCGAGGCGCGCGGCTTTGCCGAGCGGCGGGGCGGCGCGAAGGCCGAGCCGGCACCGCTCAACAAGGCCGAGCCGGCACCGCCCAACAAGACTGACGAGGGGCCGAAGCGCCGGCGCAGGGTCAAGGCCGAAGACGACGGCGACAGCGTTTAACCGGGCTCGAGGGGGCGCCACATGTTGACCGTACTGACACCGGCGCCGAGCCAAGCGTTAGCATCGCTCGAGACGGTCAAGGCCGAGCTCGGCATTGCCGACGCATCCTCCGACGCCACGCTGACCCGGCTCATCGAGCAGGCCTCCGACGAGATGGCGAGCTTCTGCGACCGGCAGTTCATGCTCGAGACGGTGCGCGAGGTATTCGCGCTCGAGTGCTTGGCGTTCGGCGACGGGCTGTGGCGCATGGCGGGCGAGCCGCTGCTCGTCGCGCGCCGGCCGGTCGTCGAGCTCATCGGCATCACCGACGACGACGGCAGTCTCGCGCCGACGGACTACGAGATAGACCTGCCGCGTGGCCGTATCTGGCGCCGCGCCGGCGGCATGCGCACCGGCTGGTATGCGCGCCGGCTGACGGTCGAGTATCGGGGCGGCTACGCGCCCGGCGAGGTGCCGCCGGCGCTCGAGCGCATCTGCATCGATCTGGTCAAGCGCTCTTACTTCACGCGCGGGCGCGACCCGGCGCTGCGCAGCGAAGAGGTGCCCGGCATCATCAGCCAGACATTCACGGCGTCATCATCGGAAGTGACGGCCGGCGGCGTGCCGCAGGACATCGCCGACCGGCTGTGGCGCTTCCGGGATCTCGCCTGATGCCGACGACGACGGCTGCCCGCATCATCGACATGCTCGAGCGGCGCGGGCGCTTCATGAGCCTGCGCCGGCGTGTCGGCACGACGGCGACGTTTACCGAGGTGGCGGTGCGCGGCGTGGCGCGCGGCTATCGACCCGAAGAGCTCGTCGGCTCCATTGCGCAGGGCGACCGCGAAGTCATCATCAGCAATGCCGAGATCGAGGCTGCCGGCTGGCCCGGACCGCCGCGCCGGGGCGACATCATCGTCATCGACGGGGTTACGACGACGGTGCAGGCGCCCGACACGCGCCGGCTGCTCGCCGAGACGGTCGGTCACATTCTGCAGGTGCGCGGCTAGTGGCGCGCGGCAGCTCAGCAAAGGCGTTCGAGCTCGTGCTCGACGTGGCGGCGACCGATCTCAAGCCGCCCGAGTTTCAGAAATACGTCGCGAAGTTCGCCCGGCGCACACTCGCCGAGTACGTCGCGGCGAGATCCGACGTGCCGCAGGTCGTGACCTATGTTGACGGCCGGCTCGGCGCTTCGGAAGAAACCGTCAAGTATGGCGGCGTCATCCGGTACGAGTTCGGCGCCGGCTCGCTCATCGTCGTCGCGGCGCTGCAATGGCTGCAGGCCGAAGCGCGCAAGGTCGGCACCGAGTACGCCGAGGGGTTTTTCGTCGGCGTGCTCAAGACGACGACGAAAGGGCGCAGCGGCGGTCGCCAAACGACGGCGCACGAGGCCGAGGGGCGGCTGATACCGGCGTCGAGCTTCGCGGCGCAGAGCCGGGCGCTGCCGTCGGACAGCAACTACATCATCGGCAACCGGCTGCCCTACAACCGCAAGGTCGATGTGCAGATGATGGGCGGGCGGTCGATGAGCTTCGCCATCGACGACAAAATCTTCGACCGCTGCGCCGCCGCGATGCGCGGGCGCTTTCCCGGTTTCGACGTGCGGCGGGTCTACACCCTGACTTTCAGCGGGCAGTACGAGCTCGTAAACGGGCCGCGCGCGGGGCGCCCTGTCCATTCGCCCGGTCTGGTCATCAGTAGGATTTAAAATGGGTTGGCATCAGGTTCTAGCAGCCGTGCGGGCCCTGCTCGCGGCAGACTTTCCCGGCGTGCCTATAGCCTACCAGAACGAGAGTTTTGCGGCGCCTGACGGGCTGTCGTGGGCATACCTCGAGCTGCTGCCGGTTGGCGGCGATACGACCCTTTTCGGCTCGACGGGCTTGCGCGTGCGCGCCGCCGACGGGCTGATAGCGGCGCATGTCTTCGTACCGACCGGCACGGGTGCCGATGTCGGCTTTCAGCTTGCCGAGCAGCTCGGCGAGATCCTTCAGCTTCGCACACTCGCCGCCGGCGTCGAAACAGGGGGCTACGAGCTCTCGGGCGCGGGCAGCGGCGATGATGAGGGCAACTACTTCCGCACGGGCCTGACCGTGCCGGTTTCGATCCACTCCACAACCTAAACTGAGGGCCCTGCCATGCCGACAGGCGTAGTTACTTCCGCGAAAACCAAACTCTATGTAGCCGGCATCCACGCCGCCGCGACCGACAGCGCGACCGAGTTCGCCGCCCTGACATGGGTTGAAATCGGCGACGTGGTTTCGTTCGGCGAGTTCGGCGCATCCTATGAGGAAATCGTTCATCAGCCGATCAATGACGGCAATACGTACCGCTTCAAGGGCACGCGCAACGATGGCTCTCTCGCGCTCAATCTCGGCCGCGCGCCGTCTGACGCCGGGCAGGCAGTTCTCGTCACGGCATCCGGCAGTTACAAAGACTATGACTTTCGCGTCGTGCTGAATGACGCCGGCGAGGGTGGCGGCGCCACGGGCACGACGATGTATTTCGCCGGCAAGGTCATGAGCTACACAACGGCTATCCCGAGCAGCAACAGCATCGTCGGCAGCACGGCGACCATCGGCATCAACGGCGCCATTATCGAGGTTGCTGCGACGGCGGGCACCTGATGAGCGATCTGATGGCGGGGCACATTGAAATCGCCATTGCGGAGGGACAGGCGGAGCTCGTGCCGAGCCTGTTCGCCGCGACCCGGATAAGCCGCCACTTCGGCGGCTTTCAGGCGGCGTTAAACAAGGTCGCGGCCGGCGATCTCGACGCGATTACCGCTGTCATCAGGTACGGGCTCGGCTTTAAAACCGAGCTCGAGGCAGCCGGGCTCGACGAGAAAGTCTATGCCGCCGGCGTGCTGCGGCTGACGGCGCCGGCGACCGAGTTTCTGTTGGTCCTGGCAAATGGCGGGCGCCCGATTGGGGACGGCGACGGGGCGCCCGATACCCAAAAAAAGGCCGAAGACTGACGCATGACGAGTATCATGCGTATTTGTTCGAAGTCGGCACCGGCTATTTATTGTGGTCGCCGCAAGTGACCATGATGACGCCGATGCCGCAGATTGAGCTTGCCCTGGCGGGTCACGTCAAATACCTGCGGCTCATCAACGGACAATCCGACGACGACGAAACACCGGCGGCAGCCGCAGCGTCGCGCCCGGCTGACGAGCTCGGCGACTACCTGCGCACGCGCATGAAGGGCTGACCATGGTTGATAGAACAGCGGTCACGGCAGTCGTTATCGACAGCTCGGCGGCGACGCGCGGCGCTGCCGAATTCGACCGGGCGGCCGACCGTATCAAACAAGCAAATCAGGGTGCCGTCGCCGGCTCCGAGCGCGTCACGAAAGCGCTCGAGGCGGTCGCCAAAGCCACCGAGCGCGCGGCGAAAGCGCAAGCTCTGGCGGCTGCGGCTGCCGAGCGGGCCCGCAAGGTCAGCGAGACGAGCGGGGCGACCGCCGAGCGCGTCGCCCGCGCGCAGGCTGCCGCTGCCGCCGCTGCGGCGCGGGCACAGAAGGCGAGCGAGGGGTTGGCGACCGCCAATGACCGGGCGGCGAAGGCGCAAGCCGGCACACTCCGCGAGGGTGAGCGGCTCAACGCCATCGTCGGCGATCAGACGCGCAAGGTTGACGCACTGCGCCGGCAGCTCGACCCGGCTGCCGCCGCGACCCAAGCGCTCGCTGACAAGACGGCGCTGCTCGACCGGGCCCTGAGCAACGGGCGTATCAGCGCCGAAGAGCACGCGACCCTGCTCGGCAAGCTGAGAGAGAAATACGATGACGCCGGCGACGGTGCCGACGACGCTGCCAAGAAAGCGAACCAGTCGGCGCGCCGGCTTGGGCAGCTCTCGCCGCAAATCAGCGACATCGTGACGCAAGCGGGCATGGGCACGTCGCCGCTTCAGATTTTGATACAGCAGGGCCCGCAAATCGCCGACATCTTCGGCGGCATACCCGAGCTCATCCGCAAGATACCGGGCCCGGTCAAGGTCGCCGCCGGCGCGCTCGGCGTGTTCGCCGCTGCCGCTGCCATCGTCGGCACGCGCATGGCAACCATCGCCAGTCAGGCGCGCCGGCTCGAGACAGTCGCGGGCTCGCTCAACCCGAGCTTACGCGCCTCGTCGCAGCAACTGCGCGAGATGACCAACGCCATCTCTGAGCGCGGCGCCAGCAACGCCGACGCCGCAGCCGTGACCGAGCAGCTCGTGCGCATTCGCGGCTTGCGGCTCGAGATGGCGCGGGCGATTGGCGAAGTCAGCGTCGATGTCGGGGCAACGCTCGGCGTCGAGCCGCAGCAGGCGGCAGCCAAGCTCGCGGCGGCGTTCAAGGGCGGTGCGGCTGGCATCGCAGAGCTCGACCGCGAGCTCGGATTTCTGAGCCCGGCGCAGCTCGCGAATATCGAGCTGCTCGACAAGCAGGGCAAGCGCGCCGAGGCTCTGGCGCTCGCGATGTCGGCGCTCAATGCCCGGTTTGGCGGCGACGCCAAGGAAATGCAGTCGGCATGGGGCGGCGCGCTGACCGAGATGGGCAATGCCTGGGACCGGCTGCTCGAGAAGCTCGCTAACAACGGTCCGCTGCTCGGCATCATGGAGCAGACCGCCAGAGAGATCGACTGGATTGGCGGGCTGTTCGGCGGCACCGGCGATCAGGCTGCGGCCGGCACCGATGAGCTGACCGGCAAGATTGCGGCGCTTAAAACCGAGCTGGCGGCGGCGAAGGTCGAGGCTGACCGGCTCGCGGCGGCGGCGGCGAGTGGCGTCGGCATGGTCGGCGATCCGGCCGGCGAAGCGGTGCAGCGCGTCATCGACCTGCAGGACCAACTCAACGCGCTGACCAGACAGCAGACGAGCGCCGCGACGACGCCGCCGGCGACGACGCCGGCCGGCGATGCCGGCGGGCAGAGCGACGACGAGGCGAAGCGCATCGAGCGGGCAAACCGACTGTACCGCGAAGAGACGGGCGCCCTGCGCGCCAATGCGGTGCAGCGGCAGGTCAACGTCGCCGTGCTCGAGGCCGAGCGCGCCGCACTCGAGCGCGGCGCCGGGCCCGCCGAGGTCGCCAACGAGAAACGTCTCGCCGAGCTGCGCGTGCGCCGCGACCTGGGCGCGGCGATTGCCGACGAGAATGCCGCGCTCGACATCAACACCCGCAAGACGCTCGAGATAGCCGCAGCCTACGGCGTCAGCACCGAGGCGGGGCTGCGCGCCGAGGCAGCCCGGCAGGCGGCGCTCGAGGCGCAGCAGAGCGGCGTCGATGCGGCACAGCGGGCCCGCGACATCCTGCGGCAGTCGGGCGCCGACGCGCTGCTCGGCGGGGCGCAGGATCTCGACCGCATGCGCGGCGACATCGGCGGGCTCGGCCGCATGGCGGGCGCTCGGGGGCCCGCAGCCATGCAGGAAGCACAGCGCGCGGCCGAGGCCGAGGCGGCGTACCGCGAGCGCATCGCTGCCGCCAGTGCGGCCGGCGACGAGAAAATCATCGCCGGGCTGATTGCGCAGCGCACCGAGTACGAGACGCTGCTGCGGCAGCGCGACGAGTACAACCGCAAAATCGCCATGGCCGGCACCGCGCAGCAGATGCAGGACGAGCTTGCGATGTTTGAGCTCGAGGGTACGCTCGTCGGCGCCACCAACGAGCAGCGCGAGCGCGAGATCGAGCTGCTGCGGCTGCGGCAGGATCTCATCAATGCCGGCTACACCGGCGCCGAGCTCGACGCCGAATATGCCCGGCTCGGCAAGATTGTCGAGGCGCGGGCCCGGTTGACCGAGGCGACCCGGCGCAGCACCGAGGAATTCGAGCGCAACCGTCAGGCGGCATTCGACGGGCTCGCCATCATGCGCGACGGCTTCGAGGATCTCGTGCTCAACGGCGAGAAATTTACCGACGTGCTCAAAAACATGTCCCGCGCCTTCCTGCAGCTCGGCATGGATCTCCTCGTCATGGAGCCGCTTAAGCGCTCGATTACCGATATGATGCAGGGCGGCGGCGGCATGACGCCGGGCACGTCGTCGGGCGGCGGCTCGAGCGGCGGTTTTTGGGGCATGCTCTCGGGGCTCGCGCAAACCGGCATCAGCCTATGGTCTGGCAACGTCGCCGGCGCCGTCGCGGGGGCGAGCCATGTCGCCGGCGCGGCCGGGCCCGTGACCGGCGTCACGACGGCGACGAGCGGCGGCTATGGCGGGGCGCCGGTCATGCCTGTGGAAGTGGTGCAGCTCCACAAGGGCGGCATCGTCGGGCAGGACGGCGAGCCGCGACAGGTGCCGGCGAGCGTGTTCGTGCAGGCGCCGCGCCTGCACAGCGGCGGCATGCGGCCGGGCGAGCGGGCGGTCATCATGGAAGACGGCGAAGAGGTTCTGACGGCGAACAGCCCCCGACATCGGCGCAACTACCGGGGCGGCGGGGCGCCGACCGTGGTCATGAACATCACGACCCCCGACGCGCAGAGCTTTCGCTCGTCGCAGGGGCAGCTCTCGGCGTCGGCCGGCAGGGCAATGGCAATCGCATCGAGGCGGAATGGCTGATGGCAGGCTTTCACGATGTCACCTTTCCGCTCGGTATCAGCCGGGGCTCGCGGGGCGGGCCGCAGTGGTCAACGCGGGTCAACACGACGGGCAGCGGGCACGAGAGCCGCAATGCCGAGTGGTCGTACTCGCGCGGGCGCTGGAATGTTGCTTTCGGCGTGCGGGATGACGCCGATCTCGACGAGCTGCTCGCGTTCTTCATGGCGCGGCAGGGCAAGGCGTACTCGTTTCGGTTCCGCGACCCGCTCGACAACCAAGTGACCCTGCAGGCACTCCAGACCAACCCGGCGACCGGGCTCGTGCAGACCGCGAAGCTCTACACGTCAGGGCCCGCGACGCACGTGCGATGGATCACCTTGCCCGTGCCCGGCACGGTGACCGGCCTGCCCGGCGGCGCGTCGGTCAACTACCTGACCGGCGTTGTGACCGGGGCGCCGGCCGGCACCGTCGTCACGTTCAAATTCGATTGCAAGTGCCGGTTCGACACCGATTTTCTCGACGGGCAGGGGTTCCGCGAGGGTATGGCCGGCTTTGATGACATCGCCGTCATCGAGGTTCGCTGACGCATGAAAACAGTATCGGCAGGGCTGCTCTCGCATCTCGGCGGCGAGACGACGACGCTTGCGACACTCTGGCGCCTGACCCGCCGCGACGGTGCGGTCATGGGCTTCACCGACCACGACACCGACTTGACGCTCAATGGCATCGCGCACAGCGCTGCGACCGGCTACACGCGCACGGCGCTGACCGGCGATGCGCAGTTGAGCGTCGATAACATGGACCTCGAGGGCATTCTCGCCGCCGGCGGGCTGACCGCCGACGACATACGCGCCGGGCTGTACGATTGGGCCGAGCTGCGCGTCAGCATGGTCAACTATGCCGACCTGACGCAAGGCGAGATCCTGCTGCGGCGCGGCCGGCTCGGCGAGTTCACGTTGCGCTCGGGTGTGTTCGTGACTGAGCTGCGCGGGCTGTCACAGGCGCTGACGCGCAATTTCATTCGGACATACACAGCCGACTGCGGCGCCGACCTGGGCGACGAGCGTTGCAAGGTCGATTTGTCGCTCTACCGCGAAACGGGCACCGTGACGAGCCTGACCGAGCAGCGGCGTTTGTTCGGCGCGACCGTCACCGGCGCACGGGCCGACGGCTTCTTCGGCGGCGGGCTGCTGACATGGCTTACCGGGCTCAATGCCGGCGCGAAAATCGAGGTTCACACGGCGAGCGCCGGCACGATCCGGCTGTACCTGCCGACCGGCGAAGACATCACCGTCGGCGATACCTTCGAGCTGCGGGCAGGCTGCGACAAGTCGGTAACGATGTGCAAAAACGTCTACGACAACATCGTCAACAATCGCTCTTTCCCCTTCATTCCCGGCGCCGACGCCGTGACCAGGACACCCGATGCCAAACCGCCGCAGTGATGTCGTGACGGCTGCGCGGTCATTCCTGGCTGTGCCGTGGCGTCATCAGGGGCGCGACCGCGACGGGCTTGATTGCGTCGGGCTCGTCATCATGGTCGCCCGCGCTATCGGCGAGGGTGCCGACTGGCTCGAGCAGCCCTATGCGACCTTCCCGAGCGAGCGGCACGTGCGCGCGGTGCTCGACGCGCACCTGACGCCGCTGCGCGGGGCGCCCGAGCCGGGCGACATCGCGCTCATCAGGTGGCGCAGGACGGCGAACCATCTAGCATTCGTCACCGACGGCGGGCAGCCGTTCGGGCTGCTGCACAGCTATAGGGCAATGGGCAAGGTCAGCGAGCACCGGGCCGACAGCTACTGGCGCGACCGCATAGCGGCAACTTATTCGTTTCGGAGTGTCGAGGCATGAGCGGCGGGCCCGGTCAGTTACTAACCGGCATCGCCGGCGCTGTCGTCGGCTTTGTCGCGTCGGGCTTTAACCCGTACGGCGCTGCGGTTGGTTTCTCGCTCGGAACGACGGCCGGCGGCATCATCTGGCCGATGGACGGCGGGACGCAGCACGGGCCGCGCCTTGCCGACAAAGAGGTGCAGAGCTCGACCTATGGCGCCAGCATCCCCGTGATTTACGGCAGTTACCGCACGGCGGGCAATGTCATATGGGCAAAGGACATAGAAGAACGGGCAGACTTCAAAAGGGTAGGGAAAACCCTATTCTCAAAAGGTACCAAGGTCTGGTCATATACCTATTATGGTCATTTCGCGATAGGCGTCTGCGAGGGGCCGGTTACTGCCATCGGGCGGATTTGGGCTGACGGCAAGCTGCTGCACGACCCTGACGCCGAGGGCAAATACGACAAATACGTGCGCAAATATCTCGGCACCGAAGATCAGATGCCCGATCCTGACATACAGGCTGACAAGGGCATCGACCAGACGCCGGCATTCCGGGGGCTCGCGTATGTCGTGCTGACCGGGCTGCCGCTCGCTGACTGGGGCAACCGGCTGCCAAGCATCAGCATCGAGGTCGGCGGAGTGGCGCGCGCCGCCGAGTGGCATGACGGCAGTGTCACCAACGTCGCCGGCGACTGGTCATACACGCAGGCGCAGCCCTACCGGGTTGCGAACACATGGTCCAATTACGTCACCGTCGTCGATACCCGGACGCTGGTGCCGTGGCAGTTCGTGCCGGTTGATTACCGCCGGCAATGGCTGACCGGCGGCAACACGGAAGGCGCTGCCGCCGAGCCGCCCGAGGGCTACATCGACCCTATCGGCTACGCCACAACCGAGCTGTTTGGCGACATCTACGGGCCCGGCGTCGATAGCACGAACTATACATGGCCGGCGATTGACCCGGCGAGCGGCGATGTCATCGTATTCCTGCAGGGCGTCACGTCGCGCAGCGCCGTCACCCGCTGGCGCGTCACCGGCGGCTATCCGATGCTGGTCTATGTGCGGGCGTTTTACACGGACACGGCCGTCGGCGCCAATTGGGTGTTCGGCAACCGGGTGTGGATGGTTGACCAGTTCCAGAGCGTGACCTACTGCATCGACATCGCGACCGGCGCCGAGGTATGGCGGCACGATCACGGCGCCGAGCTGACGCCGAGCCCGAGCATCTATGACAGCATCCTTGCCGCGACCTACCGGGCCGGCGACGGCAGTGTCTACTTTGTCCATGTCGGCGAGGCGTCGCACAGCGGCGGGGCTTCACTCGCCGGCGGGCGCATCGTGCGGCAGTCGCTGGCGACCGGCGCGATACTCGGGCAGGCGGGGCTCTCGCTGCCGGCCGACGCGCCCTTCAGCGCGGTCTATGACGCCGCGACTGATCGCGTCATCATCATCCATGACGGCGGTTTTCTGAAAGTGGACCCGGTTTCGCTCGCGGTCGTCGAGAGCGTCACGATGGCGACGCCATGGGTCAGCAGCGGCACGCAGATGCGCGTGCAGGGCATCGACAACGCGGTCAGCGGCTCGCTCTGGCTGACCGACGGCAACGCCTCTTTCTGGCAGGTCAGCACGACCGATTTCGGCACCATCTGGACCGGCACGACCGACCCTGCGGTGCGTACGCAGGGCGGCGGCATGGGTCATCCGTTCCATATCGTCAGCAGCCGCCCGATGGTTTTTGGCTACGCCGGCGGCACACAAACTTACCGGTTTGCGACGGAGACGAGAGGCACCAACCTCGCCGCCATCATCACCGACATCTGCGACCGCTGCGAGCTCGAGGCCGGCGACATCGATGTCAGCGAGCTCGTCAGCCAGTCGGTTGACGGCTATGGCGTCCTGCGCGAGAGCACCGGCCGGGCAGCCCTCGAGCCGCTGCTGTCGGCGTACGCCGTCGATGCGCCCGAGCGCGACGGGCTGCTGCGCTTTCCATTCCGCAAGACGGCGACGCTCGGGGCGATCCCGTTTGACGACCTCGGCGCCAGCGGCGACGGCTCGCCGGCCGTGCGCGTCACCGAGCGCCGCCGGCAGGAGGTCGAACTGCCGAGCGGCGTCGTCGTGACCTACTCGAGCATGGCACTCGACTACGCCAGCAACACGCAGTCGGCGAAGCGCATCGACGACACCCACGAGGCCGGCGACCCGCGCAGTCAGGAGTTCCCGCTCGTGCTGTCGGATGCCGACGCGAACACGCTCGCGAGCCGGCTGCTCTATCTGGCGTGGATCGAGCGCACCAGTTACAGCGTCAGCCTACCGCCGAAATGGCTCGTGTACGACGCCGGCGACGTGCTCGACCTGCCGCTCGAGAGCAGCAGCGTCCGCATGCTGGTGACGCGCGCCGAGCTCGGCGGCGACGGCATCGTCAGGCTCGAGGGGCTCGCGACTGACGCCTATGCCTATCTGCCGCCCCCTGACGCCGCTGTCGTGCCGATCTTCAGCGGGCAGACGGTGCCGGGCGTGCAGGTCATGCGGCTCGTGGCGCTCGACGCGCCGCTGCTGTCCGATGACGACGACACGCCGGGCTTTTACGCCGGCGGCGACGGCACGGCGCCCGATTGGGCGGGCGGCGCGGTCTACGCCAGTCAGAACGATGTCGATTATGAGCAGGCGGCGAGCGTCGCCGAGCCGTCGCCGATTGGCGTCGCCGGCACTGCCCTTGCGGCGCACACGTCGGCGCTGCTCGACCGCTCGAGCGTGTTGCGCGTTTTCTTCGACTACGATGTCACGCTGTCGTCAATCACCGAGCTCGAGCTGCTCGCCGGCGGCAATTTGGCGATGCTCGGCAGCGAGCTCATCGGGTTCGCGACCGCGACCCGCATCGGCGCCGGCGTCTATGACCTGAGCCTGCTGCGGCGGGGCGTGCAGGGCACCGAATGGGCGGCATCGCATACCGGCGGCGACCGCTTCGTGCTGCTCGACAATGTGCAGAGCGTTGACCTGCCGCTGACCGAATTGGGGCAGGTCGAGTACCTCAAGGCGGTCAGCCTGGGCGACACGCTCGACGACGTGAGCGCCGAGACGTTCACGCCGGCCGGCGTCAGGCTCAAACCGCTGTCGCCTGTTCATATCACCGGCAGCCGCGCCGGCGACGATCTCGCGGTGACGTGGGTTCGCCGGGCCCGTGTCGATGCCGACTGGCGCGACCTGCTCGAGACGCCGCTCGACGAGCCAGCCGAAGCCTACGAGCTCGACGTGCTCGACGGCTCGACCGTCGTGCGCACCATCAGCACCAGCTCGCCGAATGCTACCTACGATGCAGCCGCGCAAACGGCCGATTTCGGCGCGCCGCAGGCGTCGGTCAGCGTAAAAGTCTATCAACTGTCATCGCGCGTCGGGCGCGGCTATCCAGGGAGCGCGACGCTATAGTGAACAATCCGTCCCGTAAACGAGACGGCTTCTGTAGCAACGCACAGACCACTGTCTCACGTTGGCGCTACAAGGCCCGCTCCTGGCCCCTGGGCAAAAAGCCCGTGTGTTTCTCTCTTGGTCGCATTGAGTTTTACGAGCGGCGCTTTGCCGCCCAACCGGCTGAACTCCCACGATGTCAAAGACCCAAGAGCCGCACCGGCCTTAACGTCCAAGAGCAATTTCAGCTTCAGAGGACTGAGCCGGTCGTATGCCTCAAGTTTAACCTAAATCACAGGGGGCCGCGCTTCCTCTGTCGGCTTAAGCCGACAGTCCCCGCGCGGGTAATCTGATGGCACAGACGACTAACCTTCTCGTCACCCTCATCGAGCCTAATCAGAGCAACAAGCATCTGACCGCCAATGAGGGGCTCGAGACATTCGACAAGATTTTCGCCGACACGCTGACGCTCGACTGCACGGCGCTGACATCGCCCTATGTTCTGGCGTCGCCGAGCCCGGCGCTGCGCTTTATCAAGCTGCGCCTGACCGGCACGCCGGCCGGCGCCCTGACCATTCATCACCCCGCCAAGCGGCACCTGTTTTTCGCCGAGAATGAGACGGCGCAGACAGTCACGGTCATGGTCGCCGGGCAAACCGGCATCGCCCTGACGCCGGGCGACGTGCGCCTGCTCTACTGCACCGGCACAGACATCGAGCGCGTGCTGCTGTCGGGCAGCGGCGAGACGGGCCCGGCCGGGCCGGCGGGGGCTGATGGGGTTGATGGATCGATGGGGGCGACGGGCCCGGCCGGGCCGGCGGGCCCGCCGGGGGCCGATGGCGCGCCGGGCGAGATCCCCGAGGCGCCTATCGACGGCACGAGCTACGTGCGCAAGGATGCGGCCTGGGTCGCGGCGGCGTCCGTCTACAGCGGCTATGACGTGCCGCTGTACATACCCGACAAGCCGACCGCCAGCATGATCGCTGCGCGCGTCGTGGCGGTGCGCGCCTTCACGCTGCCGACGGGTTTCGCCGGGTCGAGGGCGAGTGCCGGAACGGCATCGACCGGAACGGCGACCTTCGACGTGCAGAAGGGCACGACCTCTGTCGGCTCGGTCACGTTCACGGCGTCGGCTACCGGCACGTTCACGAGTGCGGCGGGGGCGAGTTTCGCGGCGGGCGATGTCTTGAGGGTGGTTTCGCCGGGAACGGCGGACGCGACGCTGGCTGACATTTCCATCAGCTTTTTAGGGAGCCGGCAGTAGTGGCGACTTTCGGAAGAACAACTTTCGAGCTACAGGCGGTCAGTTATCCCGCCGATACTAAAATCGGCTCTCGGTTCGCCCTTGTCGAGGCGGGGGACGTGACGAAACTGACGGCGCATTTCCGCCTTGCCCACGCAACGGCAAAGGTTCGGGGCCTGATCTATGCCGCCAGCGGCACGGAACCGGCGGCACTGGTGGCCGTCACCAACGAAAAAATCGGCATCCCCTCTAATAATATCTGGGTTGACCTGCCGTTGGCGGCACCCGTTAGCCTGTCAGCAGGAAATTATTTCCTGTGCCTGCACGGCAATACTGCACTGGAGGGTCTGGGCAGTAATTCGGGCGTTGGCGTCAATCGCTTCAACACCGACACCTATGCGGACGGTGCCACCAATCCGTTTGGTGCGGCCACATCGTCCAGCTACGAAAGGGCGATTTACGCGACCTATACGGCAACGGTCGCCGTGACGCGCCGCCGCCCGCTCGTGGCGTTCTGCGGCTGATTAAGCGGGATTTTACCTATTCGGCGCATGCTCTCGTCGGCTGATGTAGCGGGGGCGGGGCATGGTCCGGTTTTGGGTATGGGTCGCGGCGTGCGCCGTCGGCGCCCTGGCAGCGGCAATGCTGCTGTTCATTCTCGCATCGCTCGTCACGGGCGCGCCGGCGTATGGCGCTGGGCGGGGCCCCTGCGACCTGACGCTCGACACCGGCGCGCGCCCGGCGTTCCGGCTTGCGGCCGGCGATCTCGCCGACCTGAGCCGCACCGTTTGGGCCGAAGGGCGCGGCGAGCCGCTCTGCGGGCAGGTCGCAATCGCCTATGTCGCAATCAACCGGGCGGTCACAAATCCCGACGCCTGGGGCTCGACGGTCAGCGGCGTCGTCAGACGCCGGCATCAGTTTAGCGTCTGGAATACGCCTAAGCAGCGGGCCCGGCTCGAGCGCATCGACGAGACCGATGCCGGCTACCTGCAGGCGCAGCTCGCGACGTCTCTGGCGCTGTCGGGCGCCGTCGCCGACCCGACCGGGGGTGCAACCTACTTCGTCAGCGCCCGCATCGCGCCGCCCCGTTGGGCGCGCCGGATGACCGCGCTGCGCATTGGCGGGCACGTCTTCTATCGCAACAAGGATTAATAACCATGGCGCGGCGCATCCTGCCAGATGGCAAGCGGCTGATTAGGCATTTCGAGGGATTTGCTCTAAAGAGTTACCTCTGTCCGGCGGGACGGTGGACAATTTCATACGGTTTAACGGGCCCTGACATCGGGCCCGACACGGTATGGACCGTCGAGCAGTGCGAGCGCCAGTTCGAGGCGCGGCTGCGCATCGTCGAGGCCGAGGTCGAGCGCCTGCTGATGAGCACGCGCGTCTCTGACGCCATGTTCTCGGCGCTCGTGTCGTGGGTCTGGAACATCGGCGCCGGGCAGGCCGGCAAATCGACGCTGATACGCAAGCTGCGCGCCGGCGACGCGCTCGGCGCGTGGTCGGAACTACCGCGCTGGGCGCATTCCAACGGGCAACTGCTGCCGGGTTTGATCCGGCGCCGCCGGGCCGAGCAGGTGCTGTGGAGTACGGGTCAGTTCAAGCCGTAGGCTGTGGCGCCCGACGAGCAGCAGCGCCGCATCTACCGGGCCCTGATACAGAACATCGAGCAGTGGCAGGTGCAGCTCGCCGAGATCGAGAGCCATGCCGCACCGGGCGCCAAACACAAAATCTTGCACCTGATGGCGAACGTCGAGCAGGCGCGCCGGGCGCTCGCGCGCATGGTCGCCGCCATCGACGAGCCGTGACCGGCTTTCAGCGTTCCTTTACCACTTTCGCGTAAAATGTTCACGGTCAGCACCCAAAGGCAGGACCATGGACAAGCGACCCGCGCCGGATGACCCGGCACACACAGGCAAGCCGACTAAGCGCGTCGTCAGCATCGGCGACTATCTCGGCACCTTTGCGGGCTACGCTGCGCGCCTGCGCCGCCGGCGGGTGCTGACCCGCACCGGCAAGACCATCGACGCCGATACCCTGCGCCGGGCGCCCGAGCCGCAGCCGCGCCGGGGCGAAGACGTGCGCCGGGCGCTCTACCTCGTCACCGAGGGCGGGCTCGTCGCGACGCCGGCGCCGACGCCGCCGCTGCCATCGCGCAAGGCGACCGCGCTGTGCTGGCTGATTGCCCGGCTCGGCGAGAGCAGCACCTACAGGGGGTTGTTCCTGCTCGCCGGCGTCGCCGGTTGGGCGCTGACCGAAGAGCAGAGCGAGAGCCTCATGGCGCTCGGGCTTGCGATGGCGGGCGCCATTGGCGTGTTCTTCGGCGACAAGCCCGGCGCCGAGTGATGGGCACGCTGCGGCCGACCGGCATGAGCAATGGGGAGATAGCTACCCGCTATCTAGCCGGCACCAGCCTGACCGAGCTCGCCCTGCGGTGCAAATCGACGACCGACACCATCAAGCGCATCCTGCACGCCTATGACGTGCCGCTGAGATCCCAACGCGAGGCGCAGGCGCTCGCCATGATCGACCGGCGGCAGCGCACCGAGCGCCGGCGTCAGCACATGGTCGCGCTCGGGCTGCGGCAGGACGATTGACGCGAGCCCGCCCGGCGCGGCACTGTGCCGGCGCCCGGCAGGGCATACCGTCAACAGAGTGCACGAAAGGCGGCTCTAAAAGTCCGGCGGGGCGGTTGATGTGGTGTCGCCGCCCCGTTGCCTGTTTTTGGAGCCGTTCTAAAAACTGGTAATACCACTTGGGCCAAA